GGCTATGATTTTAGCGGCTTGAGATCGTTGTGCTATCGGGTTCTTTATCCGAGATGATTCATCGAACCATACCCCATCTGGTGTCTCGAAACCGTCCTTAACCATTTTAACGAGAGCTTGATAGGTAAGCATCTTTGGAATTACCCTACTAGCCCACCGTTTCAATTCGTAATTGACTGCACGAATAGCGCTCTTGGGTCCACAATAAATCCAATCTGATACTCCAGATCGTTCCATTACTTCGATTGCAGTGAGACTCTTCCCCGCGCCCATTTCCGCGGCCTCTATACCGCGCTTCACAGTCAAAAGCCAATCAGCATCTTCCCATTGATGTTGATAAAGTGGGCGTTGATACTCATGGGATATTATTTTTTGATCGTAATGAGCATAAGGATTTTTACCAGACAGATACTTCAATTGAAAAAGATTACGTTGATTATTATTTATACGCCAGATTTTCCGAGGCTTGTCATCATATCCACACCAATGAGCGCCATCCATGAGTTTAATAGCAGCGATCAATGACTTTGAATATCCGAATGACAAGTAAATATAATCACCATCAACCTCCATTTTGGCCGGCACAAGATATTTACCGTTTCTGAGTTTAATATCCATTATTTCAAATATCTCCGGTTGTCAGTAAATACCTGTTTTAGCCCAATATTATTGAAAAAGTCTAGACAAATAGAAGCAATCTCCGATTGTTGTTCTAAAGATTGCTTCCATTCAGCTAGAGTTCCCGACACATACCCCAAGCGGTAATTCTTTTTCTTTGTCGGTGATATTAAAATCTCTAGTTTCGATTGTGAAATGAAATCAAGAAGATCGGATACTGGGGCCAATATAATAAATGAGAAAAATAAATGCCCCAGCACCCGATCTGATTGTGAAAGAATCGTTGATGGAGTAGTTTCACAATTAACAAACTCCATTAATGATATTATCTGTTTAGCATGAGCCGAGAACTTGATCTTACAATTATCCAATCCTTTAGCTGGAGAATGACCTGTTGCATTGGCAGACTCTCGTATAAAAGTCTGCCAGTCTATACCTGAGACTGCAACAGGCCATACTTTGATCATTATACTTCTCGATCATCAGTTTCAGCTAACTCAATATCCCGCTTCGGAGGATTAAGAAACTTATTTACCTGTTTTTGGATGATTTCAATATCAGGTATATCTAATGGGGTACTACAAGCAATGACAACTGGACCAGGCCAAACGTAAATGCCTTGCTTAATAATACGGTGCTTCAGAGTCGCAGCACATTTAATAAGTGGTTCCATCTTCCTTGCTTCACGACGTGCCGTCTTCGATGACATAAAGAATGTTAAGAACCGTTCTACTGATGGAACCCATAATAAGAACTCAGGACCATACATACAACCACTATCCTTGACCCCAGATCGTTCTTTAACATCTTGAAACACATCACTTAAAGGATCAAATGATTCTACAATCGGATCATCAGTTGCAGCAAGAGCTTTCGGTCTCCAAGCAAGAATAACAACATCAAGTTCTTTTCCTAGATCAATAACTGCATCATCTTCAGGAATACCGTAATGATTAGCTTCAATTTTTTCTTGAGCTACAGCATTAGATTTATGACCATAAAGTTGAAGACGACCAAGCCATTCCTCTGATGTAGTTAATTCCTTGAGACTATTATCTGGTAAAGCAATATTAGATAATTGAGGTATGAGTTCATTTGGCATAATTATTCCTTTGGTTAATGAAATGGTAAGGGGAGTTATCTCCCCTTACCTTAACCTAGCTAATAGCTAGAATATAACGGGACACCTTTTACTATCATTTAACAGCTAATTCAGCAGCAACCTTAGCAGCATCATCAGCGCGCTTCTTTGCACGTTCAGCGGCACGACGTTTCTTTGCCTCTTCGAGAATACGCTTTTTCTCTTCATTAGCTGCTATTTGCTGAGTAACACTAATCGGATCAAGACTAAGAACGAAAGCAATAGCAAGAGCGAAACCCTCTTCCGGAGTCTTTACACCAACCTGGCGACAAAGCTCAGGACCGATGGAACCAGCATTAAGTTCATCCTTGAGTTCACTAGTCTTACGAACCTTCGGAACAGGAACAAACTCAACCGGCTTAGACGCACGACCCTCACGAGCAGCATCCTTTAGCTCCTTTGCTCGTGTCTGAATTGTCGGAGCAAATTCATCCGTATTCATAGTCATAGCCTGATCAACATAAAGTAATTGCTCTTCAGGAGGAAGCTTTGATAGAGCTACTGCATTAGCTACAGTGATTTTATCAGCATCTACCAACTCTTGAATCGACTTCTCAAGCTTGAGAAGATTCAAACGCTGTTGAACCCATGATGGACTCTTAGCAACTCGTGTTGCCATATCCGAGATTGTCATTGTCGGATTCAATGCAAAAATACGCTGTAACTGCTTAGTATATTCAACAGCCTTAGTCTCAATCTTATGGATATTAGCCATAATCTGTGCTTCCAGCACTTCAGCCTTATCCAACGAAACAATATTCACAGGAACTTCTTGTAGACCAGCATCATTAGCAGCAGTATACCGATGAAGACCATCAACTAGCTCATAATACTCAACTTCAGAACCACTTACATTTTCAGTACGACGACGTACACTTAATGGTGACAAAACACCAAGACGTGCAATACTATCACGCAGTCCAACATACTCCTCACTTTCCGTATTCACTCCACGAAGCGCAACAGGATTCTCACGAATTGAAAGAAGCGAAACAACTTTAACCTCTGCCATGATTTGACTCCTAGGAAATGGATATTAAACTCAAACATCAAATAATACTAATTTCAAATGATTATAATATCAAAATCTAAAATTCAATAAAATCAATATCAATCTATTTTTCCCCTATAAGGACTATCTTACCCTACACGTTTTCAATCCGAATTGTAACTATAAAACTAATTGTATACTGAATCGACGTAAATGGTTACTATAAAACAAGTTACGAAAATACAGACATTCTTCGTTTCATTATCTATATATGGAGTATTTTTCTTATTTATTTTCCACTCCAGCAAAGTAGAACCAATTATAACTGTATATTTTGTTAAGTCTAAGTTAAACAAGGACTTACATTTTATACATTACTTTTAAGCAAATCTATTTTCTAAGATTGTTCTGTAATACCCTACTTCTGTGGGGCAAAGCTTCCTGTTTTCCTGTAGGGTAGTATAGCAGTGTTCCGCGCGGACGCGCAAAAATAGATCGGTCAAAAATTGATTTTGATTTTATAATATTTAGGCAAATGATTTTAAAATCAAAATTAAAGGTATGAGTTTATGATCACCAAGACTCAAGCAATCAAGAATTATTTAACTGCTTTCACTAAAGCAGATTTAGCTATATTATATGATTATAATATGGAAGTACAAGTTAATGTTGCTCAAGATAATGGTGAACAAGTTAATGGTGAATATAAAGGACGAATGTGGCGTGGATTTACCGATGGATTATCTACATGGAAATCATTTAGAATACCATGGAACGCAGCAACTGATCCTAATTACGAGGACAGCCAATTAAAATGGTCATTAAAAGATCATGCCGAAGCTATCGGAATGACGGGGTGGGATTGGAAAAATAAGGTATCTAAATGGATTGCTTTAGATTTTGATAGTATAATCGGGCACAATGACGGATTAACGGCAGAGCAATTACATGCCGTTACCGCGGCTGCTAGTGAAATTCCATGGGTTACAGTACGAAAATCTACATCTGGAAAAGGTCTTCATTTATATGTTTTTATTAATGATATTAAAACTAACAATCATAATGAACACGCTGCATTATCCAGAGCTATTATAGGAAAAATGTCATCTACAGTTAATTTTGATTTTCAAAATCAAGTTGATATATGTGGTGGAAATATATGGATTTGGCACCGTAAGATGATTGGCACTGATGGCCTTGAATTAATTAAACAAGGATCAATTTGTTATGATATTCCGCCTAACTGGAAAGATCATATACCAGTTATAAAAGGTAGACGGCGAAAAAATATACCCAGTGAAGTAACCAATGAATCACTTTTTGATCAATTAACTGGACAATATAACCATGTTAAATTAGACAGTTTTCATAAAAAATTATTAGATTATTTAGAAGAAAGTCAAGCCTCATGGTGGTTTGATCAAGATAATAATCTTTTAGTTTGCCATACTGCGGATTTGAAACAGGCTCATTCTGATCTTAATCTCAGAGGCATATTTAATACAATTGCTACTGGTAAGGATCGTCCGGATCATAATTGTTTTGCAAGACCTAATGAACATCCAGAAGGATCATGGACTATTAGACGTTTTACTCTAGGAGTCCAAGAAACTGAAACTTGGTTTCAAGATGCTTCTGGGTATACAGCTTGTTATTATAATCGTGAGCCATCATTAGATATTGTTGCACGTGTTCATGATGGAATAGAGTCTGAAAAAGGCGAATACTTTTTTAATGAAGCTGAGACAGCAGCCAATGCAGCTACCGCATTAGGTGCCTCGATTAAATTACCGAATTGGGCTGCTGTT